GTCTGTCGCTGTGAACAGACAAAAATATGCGTTTGGGCACATATCTGCAATCGCTAATGCCACCCTCTTGCTGCCATCTACTGATAAAATTGTTTCTGAACTTCGGTTCATTGCGTGTTCTCCTTTACGGTTATGCCCAGTGGCTTCCACCACTGGGCATTTTTTTATGTTTTGGCGCGCACCAGACTTGATACGGATTGCTTCTCGCCGATCATGCCATCCGGTAGTTGGATGCCCAACTTTAAGATGGCAGCAGGTGACTTTAACTTCCAAGCGGTAGGGTCATCCTTCAAGACCTCCTCAACCATGGCTAGAGCACTCCAGAACTTCGTGCGGCCCCCATCACGCATGGCCCACCCTTGGATCGGTGAAGTGTCCATCTGGCGTTTTGCGGCCTCTATAACAGCCTCAGACCACGTCGCGACCACGTGTGCAAGCTCAAGCGTCTCTGGTGTGACCAATATGTCGCAGTCTGTGTCCTTCCCCTCAAAGTCCAGCCTGGCGGCCTCGGTCGCCTTCTCCCTAAGAGCCGGGCAGATGGTCTTGGCGCGGCAGTACTTACACTGCTTCTCGCCAGGGTTGGTTGGGCCGTCGTCTGACAGCGCCAGGTCGGCTGATGCCGTGATCTGCTCGCCGTGTTGGATTAGCCGCTGGCCAGTGGTTTCCCACCGTGAGCTGCCGGTCCTTGGCTGGAAGATGTGCAGCACCACCTCGATGGTGTGTGGCGCGTTGAGCTGGCGCATAGCACCCAGCGCGTAGGTCATGAGCTGCAGGTTTTCTTCCGCATCGACCGGCACGCGTCCGGTCTTTAGGTCAACAACGTGCAGCGTGTTGCCGTCGACTATGACCGCGTCTGCGGTACCGCCAAGCGCACTGTGCAGGGATTTGAGGCCCTTGTCAACGTTGACCTCGATCAGCTTCTTACGCGGGTTCTCGGCGATGGCGTCGATGTACTTGATGTACGCCTCTGCCATGTCCATCTGGTCTTGGTCGTACTTAGCGTAGTCGATGACGTCGCCGCGCATCAGGTGCTCCGCCAGCTCGTGGACGTCGGTGCCGTACTGCGCCGCTGGTCCTGACACCTCGTAAGGCATCTTTGCCTCCAGTCGCACAGAGCCTGGGCACGGCATGAACCGCTCGGCGCGTGAGGCTGACAGCCTGGCGTGTTTGCGTATGGTGTGTTCGGTGGTCATAGTGCCTCCATGTAATTGACTTCTATCTCGCCCTTCATCATCTTCGTCGTAAAGATATTCCTAAAATCTGGATACGTCACCTTCCAAAGGCGGGCATAAAAAGCGATGTGGTTGTTGCTAATCTTGAAGTCGTGGCCGGTGGTGGTAATTGACACCTCCCACCTGATGCGGTTAACGATCAGCCAATGGCTAATGTGCTTCCTTCCAGAATGTGCTGCTTCCAGAGAAAACTTCTTGAAGTATCCCCACACCTTTGGGTTTTCCCGGTGCCAATCCAGCCATATTTCGTACTTGCGTAAAAAATCTACTTCACTGGTGGTCATTGGTTCACCTCAATAAGTTTTGTTAAGTAGTGCTGCGCCTTCTTCAAGTCCTCCAGCCCGCCCTTGTCCTTCCAGCGGCTCACGTACTTGACGACGTTGCCTTCTAGGTAGCCCAGCTGGTTAGATGCGATGTAGTCCCACGGCTGTATTGCCTTGGACTTGTAGTGGCTGCCGCCGACCTGCTGGGCATTGGCCAGAGCCTGGAACGCCTCTTCCTCCTCCTCGGTGGCCGCCCATTCAATGGCCATCTTCATCGCCATAGCTGGCACCACCGGCAACTCCGGCTTTGGCACATACGGAAAGGCGTTGATGTCCTTAATGATCTGCCTGCGCATCTGGCCACGGATGGCCGAGACAAACGATGAGGTGGTGCCAAGGTCCTTGGCCAGCAACTTGTTGCGCAGCTTCGGGTTGTTGGCGATGGCGGCTCTGATCTTGCCGCTTATGCTGTTTGGGTCTTTCTTGCGTGTCATTGTGATTTCTCCTTCGGGTTAAATGATCTGGTCTATAACTTGCAGCTTGCGCAGCACCTTGGCCAACACGTTGTGGTCAAGTGATGCGCGGATCGTGAGCATATAGACCATGGGCCGGAATGACCCCTTGCTCACGTTTTCGATACGGCTTGACGCCTGCTCTAATGCAGACGTCTGCCAGGTTGCTTCAACAAACACCACGGTGTCTGCTGCTGACAGGTCAACACCCTCTGACATGGCGGCGATGTTGCCGACTATGACCTTGGACCGGTTGGCCTGAAAGTCTGCGATGTACTCGTCGCGTTTTTTCCTCGGCGTGTCGCCGGTGATTGACACCGGCTTGTGGGCCTTCAGCCCCTCCACCAGTCCGGCCACCACGTCCTTGTGGTGCGCGAACACGACGACTTGGTCCTGCGACTCAAGCAGGTTGTTGATGAACTCCACAGACGGCTTGATCTTGCGCATGCCGGCCTCCTTCATAACTTCAGACAGACCTTCGATGGCCATCAGCGCGCTTGGGTTTTCGACCAGCGCGTCTACGTCAAAGTCACGCTCACGCTTGGCGACTGGCAGGTCAAAGGTGATGAGCGACACTTGTGGGTTTTGGTAGTCCGTGAACACGTTTTCTTTCTTGCGCCGCAGGACGTGTGGGATCATGAGCGCCTTCAGCTCCGGCAGGTTTGATGCGCCGGACACGTCCAACCCCCATGGAGCTGTCCACATGCGTGCGTAGCGAGCGGCAAACTCGTAGTATCCGTTGCGGTAGATGCCCAGTGCGTGAAGCATTGGCCACAGCTCGATGGGGCGGTTAGGTATCGGCGTGCCAGACAGGCAGTAGACGCGCTTGATCTCCTTCATCGCGGCCATGCAAGCCTTGGTGCGCTTGGCCTCTGGGCTTTTGATCCGGTGGCTCTCGTCGCACACCATGGTTTCAAACTTCTTAAACAGGGTTGGGCTGATGTACTGCACCACGTCGTAGTTGACAACAACAACGTCGCACAGATCGATGTCTTGCGCCTCCTTCCGGCCGTTCACAACCATCACCTTGAGGTCTGGGTTGACGGCGTTGAATGCGCGCTCCCACACCGTCTTGGCGATGGCTGGGCACACGATTAAAGCTGGCAGGTGTTCGGCTGCAGCCGCCGCCGTAGGCAGCGTCTTGCCAACCCTTGGCTGGTCCGCAAGTATTGCCCGCTTGGTCTTTAATAAAAAGTCTTTAGCGACCTGCTGGTGTGGGTAGAGCTGCATACGTTCCTTCGTTTTGATCGTTTGATTTGCATGTAGTGTATCAGGGTTTAAAAATGTTTTAAAGTGTGTTACATTAAACGCACTCATCCGGCTTGGATGGGCATAGCGATCAAAACGATCAAAACGAAAGAACGACATGACAACACGAGTAGTAACCGACAAGGTCCGCTTCAGCTTCTGCAACGTATGCAGCCCACGCCGCAATGAGTTCAACGGCAAGGACGAGTTCAGCACCCAGATATTGGTTGCCAAGTCAGACACCGCCACGGTGGCGGCCCTGAAGGCTGCGGCCAAGGCTGCGTTGGCAACAAAGTGGGGTGACAAGGTGCCAGCTAAAGTGCGTAACCCTCTCCGCGATGGTGACACCGAGACCAAGGGTGATGGCAGCGCTTTGGGTCCAGAGTACAAGGACCACTTCTTCATGACAGTGAAATCGTCCAAGCGGCCAGGCATCATCGACTCCAGCGGCGTTGAGCTGCTTGGGTCAGACGACGTGGCATCTGGCGACTGGGGCCGCGTGTCACTGAACGCCTACGCGTATGACGCAGTTGGCAATAAGGGTGTGAGCTTTGGCTTGAATAACGTGCAGCTCATGAGCAAGGGTGAGTCGCTGGGTGGTGGCCGACCAAGTGCCGCAGCCGACTTCGGTGTGGCCACATCAACAGCAGCAGCACCCGTCGCTGAAACGGTAGCCGATGACGACAACTGGTAAACGGCTGGTGGGCGTCTACCTCGACCCAGCCAAGCTGGCAGAGGTAGACGCCTTGGCGTCTAGGTTTAGATGGTCACGCTCTGGACTGCTTCGGCACGCTCTTGACCTGGCCCTGCTGGATTCTTTGCAGCAATCAGCTCTGCCAGTGCCGTCTCCAATGCCTCCACGGACTCATACAGCGGACGTGCGCGACCCTTCAGCCAGCGACTAGCCTGGCTTTGGTGTATGCCTGCATGCGCGCAGATGGCGGTCATTGTTATGCCGAGCGGCTTGGCTTGATCTTTGATGCGCTGTATAGGGTTCATGCATTAATTTTACATTGACTGCAATAACCGGTTGACGGCTTGCACAAAAGAGTCCATGATTCGTTATACGCACCTTGCGTACATAAAGGAAAACACAATGAACACAGAGCAATACATCAAAGCCCTCAACGCCCATGACTGGTCGTTTGAGTGGTCCGACGACGACACAGTCTGGAGGCGCGGGCGTCAGCAGCGGGCCGACCTCAATGCCGTGCGCCCACTACTCGACGTGGATTACGCGATCTGGAACGCTCATTGCGAGCACCACTACGTTGTGGTGGCGTCATGAGCAAGTTCGCACGAACAATGGACCAGGCGTTCCCTGGCCACGGCAACTACGCCTACGCCATCAGCAAAACACGGCCCAGCCTTATGCGCCGCATAGCCAAACTTCTTGGGTACGCGGCCATTGTTGCCGCTGGCCTGGCTCTCATGCTGTCGTATTTCGACATACTCGTAAAGTAATCTATGTCTAAATTAATGGAATCTTCGGAGTTTCTCTACACCCACCTGCAAAACATTACCGTCGGGGCAGCGGCATTGGAGCGGGCAGCGGTCCATATCACAGACCACAACGTGCGGATGCGCACCTTCATGCTGCGCATTGTTGACCCAGAGGACTTGGGCCATGCGGTCACTGATGAAGTCCGTAAAATTGCTGGTGCATTGCTAACAATGGATAGCGGCAATGGGCGCTCGTAAGCGAATCTTGGCGCTGTGTGATGGCACCAGGTCATCCACGGTGCTGGCCGCTCAGGCTTTTTGTGACCGATCTTATGTGTGCCGCATCCTACTATCCGGGCAGAGGTCTGGCAGCGTGTACGTCAGCGGCTGGGAAAAGACGCCGACGCGCAACCGTGCGCTGTACATGTTTGGCGTGGGTGAGAATGTGGCAGAGCCTCGGTCGTCCAGCACCATGCGTGTGCGGGCCATGCTGGAGCGCATGTCCGCCGACGACAGGGACCGCTGGCGCAACAAGACCAACACCCGTCGGCGTAAGGTTAAACAGGACCCGCTGGTTCGGGTGTTTTTTGGAGTTAAGGTATGACCTATCACAGCCAGTTGACAGAAGGAGAGATGGTAGCGTTCTATGGGTCTTACGACCCAACGATTGCGCTGCCGATAAGAGCCAGAAAAGCAGGAAACTTTACTGCTGCTGCTCCGACTCAAATTGACCCATTAAGCCAAACGGCAGAACGGCAGGCAGACCCTTGTGACCGTTCTTCTGAACGTAGTCCAGAAAACCACGGAACCCAACCCGACCAATGATCTCGCGCAACTTGGCAATGTCAGACGGCATTGTCAGGTTGTTTGCTTTAAGGAAATTGTTGATTATGTTGGTTTGCTGCGCTGTCATTTGTGGAACGTTTGCCGCGTCTAATCTGGACGCTAAATTTTGCACTCCGGAGTTGGTTAAGGTGTCTTCTAAGTAGCGTGCTACTTGGCCAGTCCCCTCAACTCTTGGGCCGTCGCCCGTAGACCATGGCGGTTCTTTCAGGCCGCTTTCAAATCTTCCTGCGGTAAATCGGCCATCTAAACCTTTGCTTGCTTGCTTAACGGCCTCTTGTATTTTTTTGCCGTCCCAGTCACCTGCAAACTTACCAGCGTGCAGTCCGTCACCAACGTGTACCACATCTAGACCAGCGGCCTCCAGCGCCTCTTTAGCGCCTTTTATTTGGACGCCTGCAGAAACCGAGCCATCTGCTGCGTTAACCATTGGTGAGAACTGTACTCCTGTTTTTTCCCAGGCTTTCATTGAAGAATTGGCCGGCGTAAACTTGTTCCAACCAACACCTTCCTGTAGGTCATTAACTGCCCGCAGACTTGAGACAGTGTCCATCAATGTTCTACCCGCTTGGTCAATTTGCGAACCACCCCTAGCTGGTTTGCCGGAAGCCGTGGTAAACGCAGAATTTTCCATTCCGACCAAAGGCCGCGCAACAAAAGCCTGTTGGTTTTCTTTAAGGCCCAAGCTGTTGATGTACTCGCCTGGGGCGTCCAGCGTGTTCATCTGGTAAACCTGCAGGGCGTCAATATATGGGTCGCGGTTACCTTGAACGGCCTGCATTTGTCGAGAAAAATTCTCCATGCCGCTGGCTGTGCTACCACCAGGTATCACGGCCTCGCCAGGAGCATATTCATAAGTCAAACTGGCAATGTTGCGTTTGGTTGCGTCATCAATTCCTGCGCGAGCGCGTTCAATAATCGACGCATCAGACTCTTTACCAACTTTTTTTAATACAGGTTTCTGCGGTTTTTTACCTTGCTTGCCAGAGCTTTCAAATTTAGCCATTTGCCTTTCCCACTTGGCTGTGTTTTTTTCAAATTTGGCAATCTCTGCGTCTCTGGCGGCTCTGTAGCTTCTTTCCCTACCTGCGCCCCACGTTGCGGCTTGAGCAGACCGTGGGTCCATTCTAAAATCGGCAGATGCGCCTGGAATTGTCCCAAGCAGACCGGCGTCCATCTTTTGTTGCGCTCGGTCAGCTAAAAGCAAATTCTCTCCAGTTAAGAAGCCGTGCTCTTGCGGAGTAAACCCTCTAGAAAATTGTTTCCCACCTGGGTCGCTATAACTCATTACCCTGCCGTGCCATATATCACTAGCAGTTTTGTACAAATCAGCAGACGGAATGGTCGGGTCTTTTGCGTCCGCGTAAGGCCCGGTCTTTTTGCCAAGTCTTATTTTTTGCGGAGATAAAATAAATTGACCTGTTAAGGGGTCAGCTTGGTATGCTTTTGCTAAGTTTGCTGCTTGCCCTTTAGTGCGCGGAATGAGCTGTTCTCCAGTTACAACCTGCGCATTGTGTTGCTTCAAAAATGAGTTGATTTCTGTTGGCGGCGTTGCTTGCGGACTGTAGGCGGCGCCTCCTCGTGAAAATAAAGACGCGCTTGTGTTTTGGCCACCTGCGGCTTCTTCTGCCGCGCTTCTTGCGCGGTCATACCAAGCAGCGTTATAAAGTCCCTCCCCGACTTGTTGGTCTGCAGAACGCCTCATACCAGCAAGTGCTTGAGGACTGTCAACCGTCATACCAAATTTGCCCTCTGTCCTTGGGCCTCCAATATATTGACCAGAGCTGTCTTGTTTTAAATGAGCGCCTTTACGCGCAAGCTCTAATGCTTGGTTGTAGTTGGTGACGTCATCAAATACTGTTGCTGTTGAAGTCTTTTTTTGATTTCTTGCTGCGGCTTTGCTGGCCGTCTTACTCCCGGCCTTGATCGCATTATTTGCAGCCTTGCCCGCTTTACCAGTTGCCGCAGCCCCCTTCATGGTCATGCCGACCGGCACACCAACGCCGGTGGCCATAGCCAAGTCGCCACCGGCCCCGAGCATTTGCATCAGCGAGTCAAAGTACTCGCCTTGGCCAATATTCTGGCGCAGGCTGGGGTTGAAGCCGGCATTAGGCGCAGGATACAACCCAAAGGCGTCTGCGATTCCGGCACCTGGCGCCATTGAACCAGCCATTGTTGATGCTTGCCTGCCGGTCATATCCATCTGGCCTGCCTGTTTTTGCATGGCTAAATAGTTAGCAAGCGCGAGTTGTTCTGGATCGTCGTATGGGTATGCCATTACTTCACTTTCTTTACGGTCTTGGCTGCAGCCTTAAATGCCTTGGCGGTTGGCGCGCCGGCGGTGCCAGGCTTGCGCATGGTCTCCTTGCTACCGGCTGCGATGCGTTTTTGTTTTGCTTGGATGTTGGCGTAAAGCCCCTTGCTTGGCATAGTCGTCTCCTTTGGTTGGATTTATCGGTCTAAAAAGTATCCGCCAGACTGGCCACCAATTACGCCGGATTGGACGAGTTGCTGTCGCTGTGCATCGTTGAGCTGGTTCAACGCCTCGCGCAGCTTGGTGAAGTCGGCTGGGTCTCGTGACAACAACAGCCTGCCTATCTCGTTCCGTACTGGCTCCGGAACCTGCACTCGGCCCAGTCGGTTTGAGGCCGACTGCACTATGCTTGGAGACGCCATACCCGTCTTGGCAGCCACACCCATTTCTGCGGCTTCTCCAAGTACCTGTAGCGGCGACTCGCCAAGGTCAGCTTGGCCAGCTAGGCGCTCTGCCGTCTTAGAGCCTTTGCCGACAGACTCAAACGGCTTCATCTTGCCCTCCTGCAGCAATGTGGCCGCAAAGCGCTTGTAGTCATTTCCAAAAATCTGCTTTAGACGATCCGAGGTGTTTGGCTCTTTCCAAAACTTGGATAAACGAGTCCGGCCGCCCTCTGTGCCGGCGACCTCGCGCAATGACTGCACCGCACCAAGGCGGAACGCATCCATCTCGCTCTTGGTCATTGCGGCCATGGCGTCCGTTAGGTCGTCAATCTTTAGCTTCATAGCGCCGCGACCGACCTCTACAGCATCCAGCAACTTGGATGGCCCAGCGAACGCATCTAGAGCTTGTGAGTATGCTGATTTGCCTCCTACCTTGGGGGAAATTTCTTTTAATTTCTCAACCAAGCTGGCCGCAGCGCCAGACGCGACCCTGTTTGTGTTGGCCTCGCCAGCGCGCTTTGCGGCGGACGCAATGTCATCAAGTGATTTTTTCAGGGTATCTAAAACCCGCATTGGCACAGGGTCGCCAACCTTGAGGTTTGATAGGTCAACCAAGTTGCCGGTCTCCATGCGCTCCAGCTTTTGGGCTTTGCTTTGCGCGTCCGATGCGCGCTGCAGCAGCGCGTACATGCCATCATCAACAGTTACAGTGGCTGTATCCACGACTTTATAGAACGGTGCGGATGACAACTTTCTCTCATCAATCAAACCTTGGACAGTGCCGCGCACGTCTATTGCTTTGCGGCCCATTACCTGCTCCGCCCCAGACAATATGCGCGGGCCAGCGGTGGACTGTCGCTGGCGGATGGCCGCGTCAACAGCCTGCTGCGTGCGACCAGGCATTGTGGCAGTGGTGTCAAGTAGCGAGCGAGTTGGCGCAGAGACGTCTGCAATCCTACCCTGCGGGCCAAGGGCGCGCAGCTTTGCTTGCGCTTGGTTAAGCGGGTCTGCACCAGGCACCTCTGGCATGCCGCGCGTAATGGCCTGAGCCACCTTTTGCGCCGCATAGTTTTGAGCTTCCGGCGGCAGCACGCGACTAGCAATCTGGCGAACGCCTACGCCAACAGCGGGTATGGCGGCTTGTGTGGCCCCAGATAATACAGAGCCTACAGCTGCGCCAGTGCCGACGTCGGAATAAAACCGTGGGTCATCTAAGCCGTACTCACTGGCTCCGGCGGAACTTAGGCCGCCAAAACCAGCGCCAGTTACACCAGCCCTTGCGAGACGCCCAGCCATTGACATGTTGCGCGCCTGTCCGATGCCAGGGATGGCCATCAGTGGCAGACTTGCAGCAGCCTGTAAACCGATGGTTTTTAATGCCCCCTGCTCTTGGGCCAAAGACGCTTGCTCGCCTCGGATCAAGTCTCTGCCCTGGCGGTATGCCTCTGGGATAGACACACCTTCACGAATAGCCTTTGGTATTGCGGTGGCAGCCCCGTATAACTCGTCGTAAAACCCAAACGTCGGACCCTCTAATGCAGAGCTGACAACTCGCTCAGAAGTTGGGCTTTTCTCTCCAGCCCTAAACTGGGGTGATCGAGACAAAAAATCCACAATGGCGGATGGTTGGACGTTATCCTGCAGCGCCTTTTGAACCCCAGGTCCAACATCTTCTAAGCCCGCCAAGTACTTTACGATTTTCTCGTCCGGGACACCGTCGGCCCTGGCTTTTGCGATGCCATCTTGAATGTTTGCCATTACTAGTCCTTATTCGTTGGGATGAAGTACGAGCCAATGTCTTTGCCAGCTCCGTCACTTTCCAGCCGGCTCATTACATTTCTATAAAACAATCCGGCGTCTACTTGCGGACCTTTGTACCCAGCCAACGTCTTGTTTGCATCAACATAATCAACCATGCTTTGTTTTGCTAGTGACTGCCCCTGTAGCTGCTCCATCAGCATTGCAAGCCTGCGAGCGTTGACCTCTGCACTAAGCTGTGGGTTAAAGGCTCTAGCAATCATGGCAACGCCTTCTTTTTCAGTAAACTGGGGACCCATGATTTCCCTCATACTTAGCTGGACAACACCGGCAACAGTTTCTTGTGCATCTAAGGCGTTCGGGTTGGTGAAAGCCTGTACAAATCCAGGGATCAAACCAAGCACTGGACCTGACACCTTCTGGCCAGACTGGATGGCCTGAAGCACGCCTCCAATCTGCGTCATATTCCTTGCCGCACTTACACTCCCGCCGGCTTTCCAGTCAACGTAAACTTGTGCGAACTTTTCATCCACGGCTTTGTTCAATGGCGACATCCCTTCTGGAATGCTAACTACGTTGGAACTAGCACCAGCCTTGGCCATTTCCTTTTGGAACTGTTGGAATGTGCCGGCGTATTTGTGGTTGTTAACAGCGTACTCATACTCTTGAATACCGGATGTTGGCTTGTTAAATGGCGTTGCCCCTGGCACCACGCGCCGCGATCCATTGGTACCATAAACCACCTGCACTGGATTTCCTCCAGGCCCCATCTCTGTAATCGGGTTGCTAAATGTCTCACGCTGACTTGCAGCCTCGACCAGCATTTTCTGCTGATCCGTGGCAGGTAGTAGTGGGAACAGTTTGGCCTGCTGGGCATTCAGGCCAAACATGCCATTAGAAGTCTGACCCGGCATTCCAGTCTGCATACCCGGCATGCCAGTCTGCATGCCCGGCATGCCAGGCTGCATACCGCCCTGCTGCATACCCGGCATGCTGGCTGCAGACGACTGTGGCATAGCACCTAGTGTTATGTTGCCGGGGTCTGGGGTTTGCATCTGCGTAGGTTCTGACCCCTGCATCCCTCCGGAGATCATGGCGTTTAAGGCTTCTTTGCGTTTCTGCTCGCTACGATACTCCTCAATCTTCTGCTTGGTCAGCATGCCCTGCACAGCGTTTTGGCCGGCCTTGCCGTAAGCCTCTTGGCCAGACAAAAACGCACCACCCAAGGCTTGGCCGAGGTTGGTGGGTGTGGCGGACGGGCCGCCGGCCTGCAGCAGCTTGGCGGCCATGGTCATCATGGTCTGCTGCTGCATGCGCTGCTTTTGCTCGTCGGTCAGCAGGTCGCCGTATACATCGCCGCCGCCGAACATGCCGCCGAACATGCCGCTATTGCCGCTATTGCCGCTATTGCCGCTACTGCCGCCATCACCACCGCTAAACATATCCATAAATCCAGCCATATTATTTCCCCATGAATTGCATTAGGCCGCCCATAGGCATGCCTTGTTGTTGGGCGCCAGGTTGCCCGGCCTGCATCATCTGCATGGCCATCTGCTGCATTTGTTTTTGCTTCATTAGGCGCATGTACTCATCCTGCGTCATCGCTGAGCCTTGGCCCATTTGACCGCCCATTGCTGAGTTGGCCATCATTGAGCCATCAGGCATCCGATGCTGGCCGCCTTGGCCCCGCTGCATCATGGCCATCTTCATGACGTCTTGCATATTAAAGCCTTGGTTCATATCATCCCCTTACAGTAAGCCTAGCAACGCGCCACCTGCGGCACCATACGGGCCAAACATGCTGTAACCGCCCAGTGCGCCGCCCATCATGTTTGCCCCGGTGTTTTGGTAATTGGGACTCATGCCGGTACTCATCCCGCCCATGTTTGGCATGTCTAATCCAAGCGCACCCTGCATAACCGCAAGGCGCTCAAGGCTCGCGTTCCTATCGGCGTTCATGCGTTGCTGCTCTGCAGCTTGTCGCTGCTGGCCCAGACCCATCATCGCTTGACCACCTTGGTACTGGCCGGCTGTCTGCGCTTGACCCATCTGCCCCAGCTGCTGGGCTGCGCCCATTCGGAACTGAGCGCCCTGCAGCCCAGCCGACTGGTTGGCCATCTGCTGCTGCTGCGCGGAGTTTAACGCCTGCGTGTAGCCTTGGTTGCGTAGGTTGGCGATCATGCTACCTGCCTGGTCGCCGTACTGCTGATTTGTCAAAGCCTCGGCGACGCCTTGACGCGAGCCGCCAAACGCCTTAGCGGCAGTGGCCCGCTGACCCATCTGCTGTACCGCGCCTTGCCTGGATTTCTCCAAGTCAGACAGACCTGTGTTAATCACAGCGTCGGTGTACGGGTTCATGTACGAGTCGACCATGCCCTGGTTAA